TGGAGGAGGCGGCGCGCCAGGTGCTGTCGGAGGGTCATGCTTCCAGGGTGGCTGGCGAGTGTCGCGCTTACGTCGCATGATCTGCCTGGCGCGCCGCCTCCTCCACCACCTGGACGCCGACCGCGAAGCGGAGTGGATGGCCGCCCACATCCGCGGCTGGCACCACGTCACCCCGCTCAGAGAGCAGACCGAGGACAGCTACCGTCAGCTCGCCCGGGACCTCCTCGCCGGGCTGGCCGCTCACGGCAAAGCACGGGCCCCAGGACGCGGCTGACCTCGACTGCACCTAGCGACGTGCTCGCCGGGCCTTCCACCGGCGCGCGATCCGGCGATGGACCTGCCAGCGCTGCGGCAGGTACCAGAGATCATCCCGGCACTCGTCCGTGAACTCCCGCTGCGCCTCGACCGCCGCCTCGAGCTTCGCACGGAACTGGGCCTCGCCTCGAGAGCCCGGCTCTTCGAGGACCTGGGATGCCTTCACCATGGCCGCCTCGCCCTTCTCCAGGGGCGCAGGGTTCGCCACCAAGCGGAGCTCGAAGTACGCGGCCATCAGCTCGACCTTGCGCTCATGAGCCTGCAGACCGAGTTCCCGGATCCGCCGGTAGCCGGTGAAGGGGCCGGTGAGGCGCCCCTCGACGCGCAGCAACTCGGCAAACGAGATGGCCTCCACCGTCGCTGCCTGGAACCGGCTGTACACCTGACGGCGCTCCTCACGGCCCCCCAGGCGTACCCCCGTGTGGGAGGTCATCTTCTTCGTGACGGCCGCGCTCACGGCCCGCGCGACGCCGGACGCTGCCGCACTGGTCGGTTCCATGCCTCACCCGTAGTACTGGTCGGTGTACTCCGGCCCCGAGGGCTCGTCCTCGCAGCCCTGGTCCCGGTCGGGGCTCCCGCCATGGCTGATGACGAACATGTAGCCCTGGGGCAGGGTGCAGCCCTTGTCCGTCCATGAACCCGCCATCGCCGTCCACACGATGAGCAGCAACAGGACGCCGATGATCTTCTGGGTACGGGTCGGCCGCCAACCCTTTGCGGCAGTGGTGTCTGACATGCGCGTGATTGTGGCGTGCGCGCCCTATGGAGGGTGTGGGAGTGATGAGTTCGTGACCCCGCCCACCGCCAACTCTGCTAGACCATAGGGCCCATGGAGTACCTGTCCCTGCCCCCGGGCCGACTCACCACGAGCCAGGCTGCCACCGCCTGCGGTGTCCAGCCCGGCACGATCCGCGACTGGGTGCGCCGCGGCATCCTCACCCGCAGCGGCGGCAGCCCGCGACACCCCATCTTCCGCGTCGAGGACGTCATGGCCGCCAAGAACGCACCGAAGCCCAGCCGCCCTGGCCAGCGCGGAGTCAATGCCGCTTGACGTGCGACGATCCATGCGCCACGATCTTGGCGCACAACCATGTCCAGAAACGGACACCACAGACAGCATGACGAAGGCCCCGGCCCCCCTGAAGCCGGGGCCTTCGTCATGCCCAGCGTCCGCCGCCCGGCAGGCCGCTCACACCGGCCCGTGACAGCCAGTCACGCAGCCGCACAGGGCCGAGCGGCGGGCACCCTCAGGCCTCACGGGAGGTGACCGCCCTGACCCGGAACCCCCGCAACGGCCGGCCCTACCGCACCCTCTGCAACCGGCAACGGGCCCTCGGCCTGCCCTGCTGGTGGTGCAGGCGCCCCATCGACTACAGCCTCACCGGCCGCGCCGCACAGACCAGCCCCTGGGCCTTCACCCTCGACCACGCCATCCCCATCAGCCGCGGCGGCAACCTCCTCGACCCCGCCAACGCCCGCAGCGCACACCGCCGGTGCAACAGCTCCCGAGGCAACCGCACCACCACACAACCCCGCCCCACAGCCACACGGAAGTGGTGAACATGGCTACCGGCAACCTCACCTGCTTCGTACGCTGCCCCGCCTGCAACGAGCCCATCGAGCTGGGCGCCACGCTCCGGGCCGAGCTGAAGCGCAACGTGGTCGGCATCGACACCGAACCGATCCACGCCCACATCCGCCAGGCCCATCCCCAGCAGGGCCAACCCGAGCCAACGGACTGAGGCCATGGCCAAGCACGACGAGGACCTCGCCCACCTCGAAGACCGCGCACGCACCGCGCTGCGATCCAACCGGCTCATCGTCCTGCGCTGGTACCGGCCGGAGGCAACGGGCGCCGAGCGGTGGCTCCGCAACGCCCTCGACGACCCCCGCTCCGCTGCGGCACGCGTGCCCGGCCGCCTCGCCTGCCGCCTCCTCGGCCATCACAACTGGACGTGCATCGGTCACCCCAGCCCTCGCCACCCCCGCACCTGGTGACCAGGAGACACAACCCAGTGCCGCGATGGTGGACGTGATGAGCCTCCTGCACACGTGCCCACTGTCAGACCACTGGGCCACCATGGGCGCATGACGACATACGACGGGCCCGCCACGGTCACTGCGGACGGCGCCGAGTACGAGGTGACCGCCAGGCTCACCAGCACCTCCAGGGAGTGGTACGGCTCCCTCGACGTAGCTGACGGGGCAGCGGCATGGGCCATCTTCGACGCCGATGACACCACGCTCCGTATCGGAGACCGCGAAGCCAGCTTCGTCGCCAAGGGCGGCGGCACCGATATGGACATCCAGGGCAGCGGCCGGCCCCCCTTCGGCGCCTGACCGGCCACACCAGCGACCACAGAGGCGGTGATGACACAGCGTGCTGTACGTCATCACCGGCCCGCCGGCCGCAGGCAAGAGCACATGGATCGAGGCGCACGCCACAGCGCGTGACATCGTCATCGACATGGACCGCATCGCCCGCGCCCTCACCGGCCCAGGCGCACCCCAGTGGAACCAGGACGCGCTGCACCAGCGCGTCGCTCAGCGTGCGCGCTACGCCGCCATGGACGAGGCCTTCAAGCTGGTCGACCAGCTCGACGTCTACCTGATCCACACCATGCCCGGCGCCCGGGCGCGGGCCCGCTACCAGCGACTCGGCGCCGACATCATCGTCGTCGACCCAGGCGAAGACGTCGTGCGTGAGCGCGTGGCCGCAATGCGATCAGACGAAATGAACCGCGTCGTCACACGCTGGTACCGGCAGCACCGCAAGGGCGAGTCACGCCCCGTGACCACCCAGACGACCCGGCAGTGGTGACCCACCGCTACTCACCGATCGTGACCCCCGAGGGTGTGCGGAGGGTGGTCAGGGGCCCGGTCGGAGGGTGAACGCGGGCGCGGGTCGGCTCGCTGGGGAGGGAGTGGGTCAAAACTTCAGCGGGAGACCGGGCGACCCCAAACGCCCTTGTCGCCCGTCTCTCTCCCCGTCAAGGTGGCTACTTTCTCGGCGAAGCGAACTCCAGCGAAATAGTGACGCTCTGTCACCACTCATCCCGTAACGCTGAGTTACTTATCTCTTGTCACGTTCCGTGATGTTCGTGTGGTTACGGGGGGTGATGTCCGGATGAGTGACGAGTCGAAGCGCCGCCCTCGCCGAGGCAAGGTCGCCACCGCGACCGCCGCCGAGATCGAAGCCCTCGGCGTCGACGCCGCCGCCTCCGCCCCCGCGGCCACCGCACTCCGACTCGCCACCTGGGTCGACTCCGCCACCGACGCCAAGGACGCCGCCGCCGCGGCCCGCGAGCTGCGCCAGGCCATGCAGGTCGTCCGCGCGCTCGCTCCCCCGAAGGACGCCGGCGACCGAATCGACCAGCTGGCCGCCCGCCGCAAGGCGCGGCTCTCCCCTCCGGCGCGTAAGGACTCTGGGTGATCGGCTGCCAGACCCCGCGGATCCTGTCGGTGCCGTGGCGCCGGCGCATCGACACGCTCCGCTGGGACGGCATCGAGGACCAGGTCGCGCTCGACTACCGCTCTCCCGCCGGGCAGGAGTGCGTCGAGCTGGCCGAGGACTCCGGCCTCGACCTCGACATCTGGCAGCAGCTCGCCCTGCACCACAGCCTCGCCGAGGACGACGAAGGCCGGTGGCTGTCGCTGGAGGTCGTCCTCAACGTCGCACGTCAGAACGGCAAGGGCGGATTCCTCGAGGCAAGACAGCTCGGCGGGGTGATCTTGTTCGGGGACGAGCTGGTCATCCACACGGCGCACCAGTTCAACACCGCGCAGGAATCGTTCCTGCGGCTGGACCGGATCATCGAGGGCTCATCCTCGCTGAGCCGCCGGGTCAAGCGCGTACGGCGCAGCCATGGCGAGGAGGGCTTCGAGTTCTTCAACGGCGCGAGGATCAGGTTCCTGGCGCGTGGTGGGGACAGCGGCCGTGGGTTCTCCGGTGACCTGGTCATCATGGACGAGGCGATGAAGCTGCGGGCGGCGCCGGTTGGTGCGCTGATGCCGGTGCTGTCGGCCCGCAGGAACCCGCAGTTGGTGTTCACGGGGTCGGCTGGTCTGGGGGCGGAGAGCGAGCAGCTGGCGCTGCTGCGGGCCCGTGCGATCGCCGAGGAGGGCGGGGCTGACCCGTCGTTGACGTACCTGGAGTACTCGATCGCGCCGCACGTGAAGGAGTGCCCGCGCGACCAGGAGCAGCGCGTCGTCTGCACCGTTCACGACGACCGTGACGATGAGTTGTCGTTCGCGCGGGCCAACCCGGCGTTGGGGATCCGTATCCGTTCGTCGTACGTGCGGCGGGAGATGCGCGGTATGCGTGAGGACCTGTTCGACCGTGAGCGGCTGGGTGTGGGTGACTACCCGGAGGTCAGCGACGAGACGTGGCAGGTCATCTCCAAGGAGGTCTGGGAGGCCCTCACGGACGGGCAGAGCCGTCCGCTGGATCCGGTGGCCTTCGCGATCGACACGAACCCGGAGCGGACGTGGACGGCGATCTCGGTGGCCGCCGAGTCGTCGAGCGGTGGCCGGCACGTGGAGGTGGTGGCGCATCGGCCCGGGACGGACTGGGTGGTCGACTGGGTCGGGGAGCGGGACGAGAAGTGGAAGCCGTGTGTGTGGGTCCTCGATGAGGGCGGGCCGGCCGGTTCGCTCGCGGCTCCAATCCGGAAGAAGCTCGCTGGAACGCACGAGGTGGGCAGCGGGCTGGGGCGGGATCACTTCCTGGTGGCGCCGAAGGTGCGCGAGCTCGCGCAGGCCTGCGGCGCCTTCTACGACCGGACGAAGGACGGCTCCCTCGCCCACCCTGGCCAGTCCCCCATGGCGACGGCTCTGGCCGGCGCGAAGAAGAGGGAGCTCGGCGACGCGTGGGCGTGGGCCCGGCGCAGTGAGGGTGTGGACGTGAGCCCGCTGGTGGCCGGGACGTATGCGCTGTGGGGCTGGGAGAAGTACCACGACGTGGAGCCGGAAGGGGCGCCGAACCTGTGGTGAACGACGACGGCCAGGCGGAAGACGCCATGGGCCGGCCGAAGGGCGTACGGCGGCTGGTGGTCCTGGAGGTGGTGTTCGTCCTGGTCCTCGTGGCGGGCGTGGCCCTGTGGAGTGTGCCGGGCGCGCTGGTGCTGGGCGGGGTGCTGGGTGTGCTGGCGTGCGAGCGTGCGCTGGCCGATAGGCGTGTCCCTGGGGAGGGGCGCGGTGGGGAAGCGGCGGGAGGTGAGCGGCAGTGACGTCTGGGTTGTTCGGCCTGTTCGATGGGCGGACGAGGAGGGGGCTGGAGAGCCCGGCGCAGCCGCTCACCTCCGCCGCGCTGACGGAGTTCCTGGGCGGGGTGCAGTCGGATGCCGGGGTGCAGGTGTCGGAGACGACCGCGCTGCGCACGCCAGCGGTGTGGCGGGCGGTGTCGCTGATCTCCGGGGTGTCCTCGGCGCTGCCGCTGCCGACGTACAAGGAGGGCACCCGGGAGAGGCAGCCGTTCGAGCTGCTGCGCAATCCGCATCCGGATCTCACGCCGGTGGAGCTGTGGCGGTTCGCGTACCTGTACCGGGTGCTGTGGGGCAACACCTACATCCAGAAGATCCGGGACGGGGCGAAGCAGGTCCGCGAGCTGTGGCCGGTCTCATCGGACCGGGTGCAGGTCGACCGGGAGAAGCCCAGCGACAGCAATCCGTCGGGCAAGTGGTTCTACGTCACGGACGACTGGGGCGTGACCCACGTCAAGACGCCGTACGACATCCTGCACATCCCCGGGCTGGGCTACGACGGCCTCACCGGCTGCTCGCCGGTGCGGCTGGCCGCGCAGGGCATCGGGCTGGCGCAGGCCGCCGAGAAGAGCGCGGCCCGGCTGTTCGGGTCCGGGAACATGGTCGGCGGCGTGCTGCAGACCGAGCAACGCCTGGACCAGGGGCAGGCGGAGCAGCTGAAGGCGCGCTGGAAAGCCAAGATGTCCGGCGTCCACAACAGCCACGAGATCGCCGTGCTCGACTCGGGCGCCAGCTTCAAGCCGGTGCAGATGCCGAACACCGACGCACAGTTCCTGGAGTCCCGGCAGTTCCAGGTCACCGACATCGCCCGGATGTTCGGGGTGCCGCCCTTCCTGCTCATGTCCACCGAGAAGTCGACATCGTGGGGGACAGGGCTGGAGCAGCAGGCACTCGGCTGGGTGACCTTCGACCTCGGCCCCACCTGGCTCACCCCGACCGAGCAGCGCATCACGAAGGAACTGCTGCCGCCGTCGCTGTACGCGAACTACCAGATGGCCGGCCTGCTGCGCGGCGACTCGGCTGCTCGGGCCACGTTCTTCCGGGCGATGCGCGACGTCGGCGCGTTCAGCGCCAACGACATCCGTGCGCTCGAGGAGCTGCCGCCGCTGGCGGAGCACGGCGATGTCTACCTGCAGCCGATGTACATGGCGCCGCTGGGGTCGAACCCGCTCGCCCCGGACGGCGAGCAGCCGGCGGCGGGCTCGAACCGGGCGCGGGCGGCCGCGCTGATGGCGGAGGCGCAGCGGCTCCTGCAGACACCCGACGATGCTGAGGAAGGCACCTGATGAGGACTCTGACGAGGACGACGACCGAGGAGCGCCGCCGTCTGCCGTTGTCCACGGCAGCAGTCGCGATCCGGGCCGCAGACGGCGACACAGGCGGTGAGCGGTTCAACGGCTACGCCGCGGTGTTCAACTCCCGCACCGCGATCGGCAACCCCCTGCGGTGGGGGTTCTACGAGGAGATCGCACCTGGGGCGTTCACGAAGACGCTGCAGGAGGGCGATGCGCGGATGCTCATCGACCACGACTCGTACTACGTCGTGTCGCGTGTGTCCGCCGGCACCCTGGCCCTGGCGGAGGACGCGCGCGGCCTGGCCGTCGACTCCGCCCTCGACGAGGGCCTGTCGTACGTGGCGGACCTGAAGGCGAACATCCGCAACGGCAACATCACCGGCATGTCCTTCGGGTTCTACGTCATCAAGGACGACTGGACCCTGGAGAAGGTGGACACCTCCGACGGGCAGAGCGCGGAGGTGGAGGTACGGCGGATCCTCGAGGCCCGCCTCATCGAGGTCTCGGCGGTGACGTTCCCGGCGTACGAGGAGACCGAGGCCGAGCTCGCCAGTGTCGCCTCGGCGCTCGTCAGCCGCGGCGACCAGGCCGCGATCGAGGAGCGCGCTAAGTGGCGGCCGGAGCTGCGGGACCTGCTGCAGCTGGTCGGCGAGGACAAGCCCAGCGAGCCGATCCCCGCCGCGCGTACGGCGCCGGCCGTCGAGGAGCGGGGCGCACTGGCCGTGCACTCCACCTCGACGTCGGACTCCGCGTGGGACGGTCCGGCGAACTCGAAGGATCTCCCCCAGGAGGAGGAGGCGCTACGGATGGCGCACGCCTGGGTGGACCCCGACGGCGACGCCGACGCGAAGGCCTCGTACCGATTCATCCACCACTTCGTAGGCGTGGACGGCGACGTCGGCGCCGCCTCCACCGTCGCGTGCACCACGGCGATCGGCGTCCTCAACGGCGCCCGCGGTGGAACCACGATCCCCGACGAGGACCGCGAAGCGGTCTACAAGCACCTGGCCCGGCACCTGAAGGACGCCGGGCTCAAGCCCCCCGAGTTGAAGGCAGTTGGCAGCGAGCCGGGTGAGTCCACTCGCGAGACCAGCACACCGGAGCCCGCCGCGGCCCCGGCCGCACCCGAGCCGGCAGAGACCACTCGGAGCGACCTCGACGCGCGCGTCCTCCGCATGAAGGGCCTGGCCGCCCGCTACGGGCTGCCCGTGGCCCGCTCGTAACCCGTACTCACCCGAAGACCCCACCCCCTGCTGGTGGGGTCCTCGCCATGCCCGGAATTGAGGGAGCATGCCCGCACAACTGCAGAGGCTCATCGATGAGCAGAACACCGTGTGGCAGCGGATGCAGGAGATCCAGTCCGCTGCCGAGGCGGAGAACCGGGACCTGACCGCCGAGGAGCGGCAGAACTGGGACGCGGCCGAGGCCCGGCTCACCGTGGTCTCCGGCGACATCGACCGCCTGAACCGCATGGCCCAGCTGTCCCAGATCGACCGCAGCCAGGTCGCCGTCACCACCGGGGAGCCCGAGGGCCGCCGCGGTGGCGACGCCGAGGAGGAGGCCAAGCGCTACTCGGAGGCGTTCAGCGCCTACCTGCGCCGCGGCATGAGCCGTCTCAGCCCCGAGCAGCAGAGGCTGATGACGGAGCACGAGGTCGACCTGCGCGCCATGGCCGCGGGCATCGACACCGACGGCGGGTTCCTCGTCCCCGACGAGTTCCGCAACATCATGACCGAGACGATGAAGGCCTTCGGCGGTCTGCTCAACCTGGCCGAGGTCATCACGACCTCCACGGGCGCCGACCTGAAGTGGCCGACCAACGACGACACCGCCAACGAGGGCGAGATCCTCGGCGAGAACGAAGAGGCCGGCGAGCAGGACCTCGACATCGGCGGCCGGACGCTGAAGGCGTACATCTTCTCCAGCAAGCAGGTGAAGTTGTCGCGGAGCCTGCTGCAGGACAGCGCCTTCAGCCTCGAGACGTGGGTGCCCAGGAAGCTCGGCGAGCGCATCGGGCGCCGTGCCGCCCGTGCGTGGACCCAGGGCACCGGCGTCGACCAGCCGCAGGGCCTGACCACCGGCGCGACCGTCGGCAAGCAGGGCGCCTCGGGGCAGACCACGTCGGTCATCTACGACGACCTGATCGACCTCGAGCACTCCGTCGACAGCGCGTACCGGCCGAACGCCAAGTACCTGATGCACGACTCGACGCTGAAGGTCGTCCGCAAGCTGAAGGACGGCGACAGCCGTCCGCTGTGGGTGCCGATCCCGGCCCCCGGCTTCCCGGCCACGATCAACGGCTTCTCGTACGAGCTCGACAACTCGATGCCGGAGCCGGGCGCCAGCAACAAGACCATCGCGTTCGGCGACTTCCAGGCCGGCTACGTCATCCGCCAGGTCCTGAGCGTGCAGACGCTGCGCCTGGACGAGCGGTACGCCGAGAAGCTGCAGGTCGCCTTCCTCGGGTTCGCCCGCCTGGACGGCATGATCCAGGACTCCGCCGCGATCCGCCTGTACCAGCACGCCGCCAGCTGACCGACCCCGCACGCACGGGCCCAGGACCTCGAGCGCCTGGGCCCGTCGGCATACCCGAAGGGAGCGCGTTGTGAAGGACGCGTACAACAGCCTGCTCGTGAAGAACTCCCTGACGCCGGCCGCGCGGACGGCGTCGGCGAACGGCACCTCGGTGGACCGGGCCTCGAGCGGCTCGCTCTTCCAGGACGCCATGGTCGTCATCCCGGTGGGCACCGTCACCGACGGCACCCACACCTTCGAGGTGCAGCACTCCGACGACAACTCCTCCTGGGCGGCCGTCGCCGACGCCTACCTGCAGGGCAGCGAACCCGCCGTCACCTCCAGCACGGACGAGACCGTGTACGAGATCGGCTACAAGGGCGCCAAGCGGTACCTGCGCGTCGCGGTCACCGTGGCCAGCGCCACGACGGGCGGCCTCTACAGCGCCCAGATCGTGCTGGCCAACCCGCGCGTGGCACCGGTGCGCTGATGGCACGGATCAAGGTGTTGGAGGCGATCGCCGGGCCCGACTTCTCCTGGTCCCCCGGCGACATCGTCAACGTGTCCGAGGAAGACGCGGCGTCCTGGGCTGACGGCCACCGTGCCGTGCTCCTCGACGACGGCCAGGAGCCGGGCGACGAGTCTGCCCCGTCGATGGTCCACCAGCAGCCGCTGGTGGTCGGCGAGGACGGTGAGGAGCTCGAGGTCATCGCGGCGACTGTCGAGGACATCGACCCGCCGGCCGGGCAGGACGACGGTCCGCGCTGGGTGCGGTGGTCGGTGACCGTACGACTCCCCGGCTCCGGGCGGCATCCCGACGGCGGCGAGGACCAGGCGGAGGCCGAGGTGGCGAAGAAGGAGCAGAACGACAAGGACTCGCCGCCCGCGGCGTTCGACCCCCGCGAGCACACCAACCGGCAGGTCCTCGCCTACCTCGACACCGTCGGATACGAGGAGGCGCTGCGCGTGCTGGATCTGGAGGCAACCGAGGGCGAGAACCGGGCCGGGATCGCCAAGCGCCGGGACGACGTCCTCAACGCCGCCCGGGCCCGGGACGCCGCGGCCAGCGGCGGCCCCGGCGGGGCGGAGAAGGCAGCCGACTCCTCCAGGGGCGGCGGCCGCGGCCAGACGCCCGAGACCCGTTCCTGGTAGGGGGTGAGAGGTGCCCGGCTTCGGCCTGCTCGTCGACGACTTCAACGACAACGTTCGGGACCCGGTGGTGTGGTCGCAGTCGTACGGCGACCCGGTCGAGGCCGGCGGCCGGGCACGGATCCCCTGCACCACCGGGTACGCGGCGTACCGGTCGGCCAGCAGCTACACCCTGGCCTGGTCGCAGGTGTCCGCGCGGGTCTATCCACCGTCGGCCGCCGGGGCATCGACCGCGGTGGTGTCGTTCCTGGTGCTGTCCGACGTCGGCGGCACCGACGCCGGGTTCCTGATCGACGCCGCGCAGAACGCGATGGGCCTGTACCTGCGCGTCGGCTACGCCGACGGCGGCGCGCTGTTCCCGTCGTACGACCCGGTGGCGCACGCGTTCCTCAGGCTGCGGGAGGACGGCGGCACCCTGCGCTGGGAGACCAGCCCGGACGGCACGGTCTGGACGGTGCGCCGTACGGCGGCCTCCCCGGCCTGGGTGAGCCAGAGCAACCTGTCGCTGCTGATCGAAGCCCACCGCGATGCGGGGGTGGGCGACTTCGCCGAGGCGGACCAGCTGAACGTGGGCCGCCCCGGCAGGGTCACCGCCGCCTCGCGTACGGGGGCCGGCCTGGTGGGCCTGGCCCGCAGCACATCCACCGTGAGGGGAGGCTGACATGCCGTTCGACCTCGGCGCGGTCGTGCCGCTGGGCACGACGGTCAGGGACTCCGCGGGGAACCTGGCGAACGCCGGCAGCATGGCGCTGTCCATCGGGCTGCCGGATGGCACCACCGTGTCGGTCAGCCCCGTCGTCCCGGTGTCGACCGGGACGTACACCTACGACTACCCGAGCGCGCAGGCCGGGCGGCACACCGTCCGGTGGCTGGCCACCGGCCTCAACGCCGGCGCCTACACCGACACCTTCGACGTCCGCGAGCAGAACCCGCCCTGGATCATCTCCCATGCTGACGCCAAGGCCCACCTCAACAAGACGGCCACGGCGGACGACGACGAGGTCCGCGCGATGAACGAGGCCGTCACCGCCACCGTGGAGTGGTACGTCGGAGCCGTCGTCGTCCGCACCGTCACCGAGGTCCACGCCTTCCAGGTGGCCAAGACGCTGGCCCTGCGCACCGTTCCGGCGATCTCCCTCACCAGCGTGTCGGCGGTCCTCACCGGCGGCACGTCGTACGAGGTCGCGGACCTCGACCTCGACACCTCGAGCGGCATCGTCCGCCGCACGGACGGCGGACAGCTGTACGGGCCGCTGCGCACCGTACATGTCGCCGGGCGCCGGATCATCCCGGCCGCCATCACCCTGGGAGCGCGGATCATCCTGCAGCACATGTGGCGGACCCAGCAGGGCCCGGGCCGCCCCCAGGTCGGCGTCGGTGACTTCGACGTCACCGAGCCGATCCCAGGCCTCGGCTACGCCGTGCCCAACCGGGCGCTGCAGATCCTCGCTCCGTACCAGCTGCCGCCGGGGGTGGCGTAGATGGCCACATCCTCCCTGCCCGCCGCGCTCACCCAGTTCCTCACGATCCTGCGCGCGGACGCCGGCCTTACCGGCGTCGAGGTCCTCGACGGCCCCCCGGTCAGCGACCAGTCCGCCAGCGAGTACGTGTCCATCGGCTGGCAGCCCGACAGCGAAGAATCCGCCAGCTTCGTCCAGAACTTCAACGGTGCCGGCGCCCGCACCCGCGACGAGGATCTCCTCATCGCCTGCTACCTGTTCACCTGGTCCGGCGACACCGACATCACCGTCGTACGGGCCCGCCTGTTCGAACTGCTCGCAGTCATCGAAAACGCGCTGCGCGCCACGAACGCGGCCCCAACCAAGCCCACGATCAACGGGGCCGTGCTGTGGGCGCACATCGTCCGTGGCCACCTCCAGCAGGCCCAGAGCAGCCAGGGCGCCCGGGCCGGCCTGGCCTTCACCATCGCGGCTCACGCCCGTATCTGACCCACCCCCATCTGAGGCCCGCCAGGTACGCGGGCCGTCCACCCGCGCCCATGCGCATGTGAGGAGTGAACGCCCATGGCGAAGGTCCGCTTCATCGGCCCCGAGCCGGTGACCGTGCCGGAGCTCGGCCCCGAGCGGGTCGTGCAGCCGGACGAGATCGTCACGGTCCCTGACGACCGCTACGACGGCTACGTCTGCCAGCCCGCGGCCTGGGAGGAGATCGAACCCCCGGCGGACGAGGACAAGGACGAGGCGCTGCCGCTCGGCGGCCTCGGCGCGGGCGAGGCCGTGGTGAAGAAGGCCACGGTGAAGAAGACGACGGCGGCGGCCAAGGCCGAGCCGCAGAAGGAGGACTGACGTGGCGATCGGATCCGGTCTCGGCGCTCAGCTCGGCATCGCCGCCGAGAGCTCGTACGGCACCTACGTGGCGCCCACCCGCTTCATCGAGTTCACCAAGGAGGGCCTGGCCCTCAAGAAGACGACCGCGCTGTCCTCCGGCATTGCGGCCGGCCGGCTTCTGGGGCTGTCGGCCCGGCGGGTCCTCACCCGCCGGGAGGTCTCGGGCAGCATCGACTTCGAGGTCACCAACAAGGGCATGGGCCTGCTGCACCAGGGGCTGATGGGGACGAGTGTCACCCCGGTACAGCAGGGTGCGACTACCGCGTACCTGCAGACCCACACCCTCGCCTCCGTCGCGGGCAAGAGCCTGTCGATCCAGAAGGGGGTGCCCCTCACCAGCGGCACTGTCACCGACAAGTCGTTCGTGGGCTGCAAGATCATCAGTGGTGAGTTCTCGTGCGGTGTAGGCGAGATGCTCACCTGCAGCATGGAGTTCGACGGCAAGAACTGCGACGAGAGCCAGACCCTGGCGACCGCGTCGTACCCGTCGATGACCCCGTTCCACTTCGGGCAGATGGCGGTGAAGACCGGCAGCTTCGGCGCGGAGGCGGCCCTCGACGGCATCCGCAAGGTGAGCTGCAAGATCGAGCGGCCGCAGGACACCGAACGCTTCTACGCCGGACAGTCGGGCCTCAAGAAAGAGCCGATCGAGAACGAGTTGGTCAAGATCTCCGGGACGCTGGAGTCGGACTACACCGCGACCACGCTCGACGACCTGCACACCAGCGACGGCGCGACCTCCCTCGTGTGGGAGTTCGTCGGCCCGGAGATCGCCACCCCCTACAACGAGGTCTGGCGGCTGACCCTGCCGGCCATCCGCCTGGACGAGGGCCCGCCGGTCGTCGACGGCTTCGGTGTGGTCAAGCCCAGCTTCAACTTCGTCAGCCTCTTCGACGGCACCAACCTGCCCAAGATCGAACTGATCTCGACGGACACCACCCTGTGAGGTGACCGGCCCATGGTCCAGAACGTCCGGATCACCGGCACGGGCCAGCTGCTGGAGCTGTCACGGCGACTCCGCGCGGCTGGCCACGAGAACATCCGCAGCAGCTTCCAGCGCCGCATCCGCCATGCAGCCGAGCCCCTGCGGAGCGACCTGCAGGACACGATCCGAGGCCTGCAGATCCGGTCCCAGGGGCGCAAGGCCGGCAACCGCGGCGGCCGGTCACCGACCACCCGCCCGCTGCGCGCGCTGATCGCGGAGGCCGTCCGCCTCAGCGTCCGTACGACCGGCAACCCCGGCGCCCGTGTCTACCTCGACAAGGGGCGTCTTCCCTCCGACATCCCCATCGGCGTGGTCAACCGCCTCCATGAGGGCCGCCTGCGGCACCCGGTCTTCGGGAACCGGCGCCGGTGGGCCCAGCAGACCACGACCCCGCTGTGGTGGGACAAGACCGTCCGCGCCCACCAGGACCACATCACGCGCGAGGTAGCCCGCGTCACCGACGACGTGCGCCGCCGCATCGAGTAGGAGCACCACGTTGATCATCATCTACACCCCCGACGGCGGCGAGCCGGAGCACTACGACGCCCGCGACCTCCTCGTGTCGGAGGCATCGATCGTGCAGCGCACCATCGACATGAAGTGGGGCGAGATCCAGAAGGGCCTGGAGGCCGAGGACCTCGACTCCATGCGCGGCATCGTGTGGGTCCTGAAGAAGCGCTCCCAGCCGGACCTGCGCTTCAAGGAGTTCGATCCCCGAGTCGGTGAGATGGTCACCCGGATGTCGCGGCGCGAGGTCACCGACTACGTCGAGGACGCGTTCGCCATGGTCGGCGCCGACACGGAGCTGACCCGGGAGCGGGTGGCGGAGATCCTCGCCGAACTTCCCGACTCCGCGGCCGCCGACCCCGAGCACGCGCGTGAGCTGATCGCGCGGCTGGCCCAGGCCCCAAAAGACCAGCCGGACACAGCGGCCCCCGAGGGGCCGGGCGAGGCCGACGAATCGTCGAGCCCGACCCCGACATCGAGCGGGCCCGCGACGCCTACCTCCCCCTCTTCGGCCACCTCGTCCACATCCCGCCGAAAGAGGTCGACGGCCTGACCGTCATCGACTTCTACAACATCGCCGCCTGGATCGACCTGCACCTCCAGGCCCAGCAGTCGGAAAGCGGTGAGTAGCCGTGCCCTCGATGACGTTCCTGCTGACCGGTCGCGATGAACTCTCCGATGTCTTCGACGACATCGGGGACGCGGCCCGGCGACTCGGCCGCCGTATGACGATCATGTCGATCGAGGGCGACCGGGCCGTCCGCCGGTTCTCGCGCAACGCCTCCCGCGACCTCGCCGCTCTGCGCCGTGACACCGACGCCGGCGGCAAAGCAATGGACCAGCTGAAGAAGGCGACGCTGCTGCTGTCGCCGGCCGCGATCCCCGCGGCCGCGTCGCTGGCCCCGATCGCGGCCGGGGCGGGCACGGTCGCTGTCGCCCTCGGAGTGATGGGCGCGGCCCTGATCTCGCAGGTCTCCCAGATCACGGACGCGGCCGAGGCGCACAAGAGCTACCGCGACGCGGTCGCCAAGTCGGGCGCCACCTCGAAGGAAGCGGTCACCGCGCACGCGGAGTACGTGCGCCTGGTAGCGGCCATGCCGGCGCCGACACGGCGTGCGGCGGCCGCGGTGTCGGTGCTGAAGGACGAGACCCGCGAGTGGTCCAACAGCCTCGCGGGCGACACGATGGCGCCGTTCGTGAAGGGCGTCGCCCTCACCAACGCGTTGCTCCCCAAGACCCGGGACCTGGTCAAGGGAACGGCCGGCGAGACCGACCGGTTCGTGACGATGCTCGGCGGCGCCATGGCGTCGCCGGGCTTCGACGCTCTCAACGCGAAGTTCACCACCTTCTCCAACCGGACGTTGAGGGACCTCAACTCCGAACTCGCCGGCCTGCTGCGCACCTCGCAGTCCGGCGAAGTCGGCGAGAACGCGAAGGAGTTCATGGCGTGGGCGCGGGCCCAGGGCCCGACGGTGGCGAGCGTCCTGAACAACATCGGCACGACCCTGATCCATGTCCTCGACGCGGGCGCCGACGTCGGTGTCGGACTGCTGGACCTCATCGACGTCCTGACCGGGCTCGTGTCGGCGGTGCCCCCATCGGCGATCGCCATCTTCCTTCAGCTGGCGGTAGCGCTGAAGCTGACGAAAGCGGCCGCGCTCGGCCTGGTCGCCGCACGTACCGCGCTCGCCGGGTTCGGCGCGGGCCTGGTCGCGATGAACACGGCGGCCGCCGCCGCGCCCGGCCGCCTGGCTGCGGTCCGGGCTGCCGTCCTCGCGCTCAGCCGCACCACGAAGATCGCGATGGCCGGTACCGGTATCGGCCTGGCGATCCTCGCCATCTCCGAACTGGCCGAGCGCAGTGGGAGCGCGCCTCCGGACATCGACCGGCTCACCTCCTCGCTGCGTGAGCTGGGGTCCACCGGCAAGGTGACGGGCGAGGCGTCGAGGATGTTCGGCAGCGACCTTGGTGCGCTGTACGGCCACGTGAAGGCGCTCACCGATCCGGGCACCGCCGACAAGGTCCAGCAGTTCCTGGTCAGCTGGACGGGCTGGGACTCGACGCCCGTCAAGGAAGCCAAAGAGGAACTCGACGCCGTCGACAAGTCCCTGGCCGGCATGGTGCGGGACGGCAACGCCGACCTGGCGGCGGCCGCGCTGAAGCGGCTGACCAAGAAGTACGGCGAGGGCGGCCGGGACACCACCAAGTTCACCAAGCACCTCAACGACTACAAGACCGCCCTGAAGGACGCGAAGTTCGAGCAGGAACTCGCTGCCGCAAGCCAGGGCCTGTTCGGCGAGCAGGCGCAGAAGACCCAGGCCGCGCTGGCCGCGCAGAAGGCCAGCGCGGACGGACTGCGGCAGAGCCTCCAGGCCCTCAACGATGTCCAGCGTGCCGGGCTCGGCGGCATGATCGGGTTCGAGGCGGCGATCGACAACGCGGCGAAGGCCGCGAAGGAGAACGCCAACTCGCTGGACATGTCCGGCGGCAAGCTCAACCTGAACTCGGAGAAGGCCCGCACCGCGGCGACCGCACTCCAGGACCTCGCCTCCAAGACCGATGAAGCGGCGAGCAGCGCGCGCGAGTCGGGTTCCAGCTGGGAGACGGTCAACGGCATCTACAGCCGCGGCCGCTCCGAACTCATCAAGAGCGCCCGGGCCATGGGCCTCAACAAGGCCGAGGCCGCGCTTCTCGCCGACCAGATCCTGAAGATCCCGTCCAAGAAGACGCGGGTCACGATGGACAAGGAGGACGCGCAGAAGGGCCTGGAGGCGTTCAACGCTGCGGTGAAGCGGACGCCGGGCGCCAAGTCAGTGACGCTGCGGACGCTGTCCAAGGGCGCCGAGCAGATCCTGGAGTCGTTCGGCTACAAGGTGAAGCGCCTGCCCAACGGCAAGGTGTCCGTGTCCGCCGCGACCGGCGGGGCGCTGAGCGGGATCCGGAACGTGGCGGGGGCGCTGTCCTCCCTCGACGGCCGGACCGCCAACACGTACGTGAACACCTTCTACTCCTACAAGGGGAAGAAGATCGCCGGGGTCTCGGCGGGCCGCATGGCGACCGGTGGTCTCGTCGGCCGCGACGGCATCCCCGGATACCCGGGCGGCGGACTGATCGAGGGCATCGGCACGCCGACGTCCGACTCGAACCTGATCTGGGCGTCCCGCGACGAGTACATGGTCAAGGCGTCCTCGGTCCGCAAGTACGGGCTGAAGTTCATGGACGCCCTCAACGCCGGCACCCTCCCCCTCGGGGGAGGCGCTGGCGGCGCCGGGTCCGCTGTCGCCTCCGGTCTGGCCGGCGGCATGGGCGCGGGGACGCCGATGGTGCGGGCGTCCGCCCGCCTGCTGGCGGCGGCGGTCATCGCCGGGATGCGCGAGGAACTCCAGATCGCCTCGCCGTCGAAGAAGGCCAAGGCGCTGATGGCCGACCTCGGCAAGGGCCTGATCGTCGGCATGACCGGCAGCAAGGACAAGATCAAGTCCACCGCGAAGGACCTGGCCAAGGACATCTGGGCCGCGTTCGACGGGTCCAAGGACAACCGCCTGGTGGCCATGGTCAACCGGCAGACGAAGCGGCTGCTGAGCCTCGCCGGACAGCGCGACAAGATCGCCGCAGCGCTGAAGGCCGGCCGGGAGTTCGCCGAGTCGTCCCGGGTCAAGGCCAAGCAGGACGCCTCACTCGGCGGGATGTTCGGCGGCGAGGAGGAGGTATCCGCCGGCGGCATCAAGGGCACGCTCACCTCCCGCCTGGAGAAGATGCGGCAGTTCTCCCGGTACATCTCCGAGCTGGCCAAGCGCGGCCTCAACCGGACGATGCTGCGCGAGATTCTGGAAATGGGCCCCGAGCAGGGCTACGCCTACGCGTCCGCCCTCGCCGGTGCGGACAAAGCGACGTTCAACCAGATCAACAGCACCCAGTACAGGATCAACGACGAGGCGAAGAAGCTCGGCCGCCGGGGCGCCGACGCCCTGTACGACTCCGGCAAGAACGCAGGGAAGGGTTTCCTCGCCGGGCTGGCGTCGCAGCAGAAGGGCATCGAGGCCCTTATGGTGAAGATCGCCAAGGGCATGCAGAAAGCGCTCCGCGCCGCGCTCGGCATCCGCTCGCCCGCCACGAAGCTCGTGCCCGACGGCATCAACACCACCCGCGGTGTCGCCGTCGGTGTCCTAGCCGGACTGCCGTTCATCGACAGCGCCATGAACGCGGTGGCCGGACGGATGGTGGGGCGGGCCAGGCCGGGCTTCGCCGCGGTGGCCGGCCGCCCCGCCGTGATCGCTGCTGGCGGCGGGCAGCGCGTGCACGTGCAGGTCGACGTGCACGGGGCGGTCGATCCGATCGCGACCGCCCGCGCGATCCGGCGAATGCTGCTGGAACTGAAGCGCGCGCACGGGGTGAGCATCGACTTGGGAGTGGGGTGAGCGCATGCCGCTGCTGGTGGAGATGGGATGGGGCGGCCTGGTGCAGGCGCCCGAGACCATCGCGTGGACCGACATCACCACCCGCGTCGACGTGGTCCAGGGCGTCAGCATCACCCGCGGCGCCAGCGACGAGCTGAGCGACACCCAGCCCGGCACCGCCACCCTCGTCCTGGACAACTACGACGGGGCTCTCACCCCGGGCAACGCCGCTTCGCCGTACTCTCCGAACGTGCGCAAGCTCGCCCCGATCCGGATCAGCGTGGCGGTCATGCCCACGCTGTCCGGCTCGGCCCCGTACCCGATGGCCATGCTCGGCGACGACTTCGACGACGGGCGCGTGGACTCCACGCTGTGGGTGACCAACACGGGCGGGGCCGGGGCGGAGACCGGCGAGGGCCGCCTCCGAATCACGGTCGCGCCGGGCGTGGACACGAACTTCACGTCGGCCCGGCAGTGGACGCTGGCGGGCAGCAAGCTCACCGCGAAGCTGGCCGCCGTGCCAGCGCTCAACGGGTCGAGTAACTGCGCGGCCTCGATGTGGGTCACGAGCACGACGTCCGGTACCCGGATCGGCTGGCGGTACGACGCCTCGACCGGTGTCCTGTCCGCGCAGTCGCAGACCGGGTTCGCCGACGGCGCCGCTGTGAACCTGACGTACAGCGCGATCGACCACGCGTGGCTGCGGGTGCGGGAGTCCGGCGGCACAGTGACGTGGGAGACCTCGTCGGACGGGTTCATCTGGACGTCCCGCCGCACCCTGGCCACCCCGGCCTGGGTGACGTCGCAGACCCACGCGGTGGACTTCCCGACGACCCGCACCGGCGGGACCGCCGGGTACATCGAATGGGACCTGGTCGGTGCCGAAGTCCGGCCCCGCTTCTGGGGCGTCGTCAACGACTGGCCGGTGCGGTGGAAGGGCCTGACGTCGAAGGTCCTCATCAGCTGCACCGACCTGTTCAAGCGGCTCGGCACCGCGCCCGCCCTGCGGTCGATGCTCGCCGAGGAGATCCTCCACCAGGACGTCGCCGGCATCACCGACGTCGTCTCCGCGTACTACCCGCTGAGCGAGGACTCCGGCTCCTCCTCGGCGGGCGACATCTCCGGTAGCGGGTGCGGCTCGCTCGCCCTCACCCAGCTCGGATCCGGCGGCCTGCTGGAGTTCGGCGGGGACGGCGTGCCCGAGACCGGGGAGACGGCGCCCACGTTCACTCCGTCCTCTGCGTCCGTCGGCAAGTACCTGACCGCCGACCTGGGCACCGTCTTCGAGTCCAACTCCAACGCGTACACCTCGCAGACCATCGAGTGCTGGTTCCGGACCACGACGGCGAGCCGGGCCCTGTTCGGCCTGTATGAGACGAACCTGGATCACCAGATCGTCGTAGCCATCAACGCGTCCGGCCAGCTGACGGTGGAGGTCACGGACACCGGCGGCGCCCTCGTCGTGAACACCGCCCCGGGCGTTACTGTCACCGATGGTGAATGGCACCATGTCGCGCACGTCATCGGCCTCAACGACCGGTTCTACATCGACGGCGCACCCAGCACCTTCACACTGGCCGTGCCAGACATGTCCGGGCTGCGGCACCTGCACGTGGGCGGCTACCGCGGCGGCCGGCTGTTCGCCGGGGAGATCGCCCACCTGGCCATCACGCACTCGACCGCATCGGTCATCGACGACATCGCACCCCTGCACTGGGAGGCCGGGACCGCAGGGTTCGCGGGTGAGGACGCCGACGCCCGGATCGAGAGGCTGGCCCGATACGGCGGCGTGAACTCGGTGACGGTGTGGGGCAGCGCCTTCGACGCGATCGCCTCCCAAGGTCCGGCCGGATCCAACGCGTTGACGAGGATGCGGGAGGTGGAGGCGACCGAGTCGGCGAGGCTGTTCGCCGAGCGCGACTGGTACGGGCTGGCGTTCCAGTCCCGCGACGTGCGCTACAACCCCTCGCCCAGCTCCGAGGTGTTCACGATCGACTACGCCGACCTCGACACCGACGAGGTGGAGGCGTCCGACGATGACCAGAAGATGATCAACATCGTCGAAGCCAGCAGGCCAGGCGGGGCGACCCAGCGCGTCACCTCGCCCTCCTCCGTCACCACCTTCGGTGAGAAGCCCAAACCGCTGTCGATCCTCAAGACCAGCGACGACAGCGTCCTCGACGCGGCCAACTGGCTGGTGTCCCGCTATGCCGACCCGCCGGTGGAGATCCGCGAGGTGCCGATCGAGGCGCACACGATGTCCACCTACCTGGACATCCTCGACGCCGACATCAGCTCGTACTTCTCCGTGACCAACCTGCCGTCGCAGGCGCCTGCCTCGTCGATGCGGGTGACCGTCGAGGGCTACACCGAGGTCATCAAGCACAACAGCCACCGCATCGAGTTCCACACCAGCAAGGCGTCGACGGACAGCATCTGGGTGCTGGACGACGCGGTGTACTCCGTCCTCGGGTCGACGACCCGCCTCGCCTACTAGGAGGTCACGTGGCGCTCAGCATCCCCGTGGTCCGGGCGGAAGCCTTCTACCTCCCGTCGCACCCGCAGCGCCCGGACGCCTGGGCGCTGGTCGCCCCGGCCGAGCGCGTCTTCCGCTGGTACGAGGACCGCGTGCAGCGCCGGGTGCGGCCGCCCGACGGAATCGTGCTCGGGCAGCGCGCGTTCGCCCGGATCAACCACGGCCGGTGGGTGGCCGACTGCCCTTGCGGCTCGGCGCAGGTGGTGACCCCGGCCGACCCTCGGATCGCGTGCACGGAGTGCGGTCTCGGCTGGATCCGGCTGGTGTTCCCCGAGGACGTCGACGCCGTCGAGGCTTCGGTCACCGACGAGTTGCCGCACCTGCGGAACTGGTGGCACCCCGACGACCCCGAGCCGTGGGGGCACCCGCCGTCCGACGCCGTTGACCCGCTGGGCGAGGAGGTACCGAAGTGACGTTTGCCCCGAGGACCTGGGTGGTGGGCGAGGTCGTCACCGCGGCCCTGCTCAACCAAGAGGTGAGGGACCAGTTCAACACGTTCTTCGGCGCGTGGACCGACTACTCGGGGACGTTCGTGTGGGGCGCCGAGGTCGGCACACAGCCGGCCATCGGCAACGGCACGATCGTCGCGAGGTACATGAAGATCGGCCGCACGACCGACTACCTGCACCGCATCACCATCGGCAGCACCACCACCTACGGCGACGGCGGCGGCACCCTCTCCGCGGCGAACTACTACTTCTCACTCCCGGCGGCGCCGTCCTCAACGTGGAACGGGCACCGCTCTCAGGCGGTCATCTGGCGCGACGACTCGGCATCCCTCAACCAGATCGGCTACGGCGTGATCAGCACGGCCAACCACGCCAACGGATCGCTTCGGCAGATCAGCACACCAGGCACCGCATCGGCCCCGTTCTGGGATTCGGTCGCACCGTTCGCATCCCTCGCGGCGAACGACGTCTTCTACCACCAGGGCCGCTACGAAGCGGCCGCCTAAGGAGCGCAGTGGACTACCCCTACATCGAGGTGCAAGCCAGGAACACGGACGGCTCCCGCGCGACCGTCATCTTCCAGCTGGCGGGCGGCGACCTGCCCATCTCCGACGCCGACATCGTCGCCGCCCTGAGCGAGCGCCTGTCGGCGGTGCCCGGCGTCACCGGCGTCACGGCCACCCGCCACCACGTGGAGCAGACCGCCCTCTGACCGCACCACCCCGTCCGCGCCCCGAGCCACCAGGCCGGGGCCTTCGTCATTCCTGGAGGTCTGTGTGGGCGTCCGTGTCGTCTCCCTGAAGGTCGAGGTCGCGCAGTCGATCCCCGCCGACGGGCAGTACCACCTGCTCCGCTTCCCCTTCGACAGCGAGTCCTACGACCCGTGGGGCATGCACAGCCCGTTGCAGCCCGACGCCTACAGGATGTCGCCGTCGAGCTGGGCAACGCAGCCCCGCTCGGGTCTTGTGTGGCCGTGCTGGCCGGACGGCGTCCGCAGCTGGGGCACGGTGCACGGCCTCGTGTACTGGGAGGCCGGCGGTTACAGCGAGGTCCGCTCCCGCATCGTCCGCGACCCGCTGGGCATCGCCAGCGGCTACGACTCCACGTGCACCGAGGACCACGTCGCCACCCCGGGCCAGCAGTTCAGGACCAAGACGTGGGGCCTGTTCGTCGACCCGCAGACCCCGCTCGGCCTCATGGTCAAGCACAACGCCAGCGACGCGGTCGACGTGACCCTCGCCGAGTTGAAGCTCGTCATCCAGCCGGTCGAGGAACCACCCGCGTAAGGGCCCGACCAGCCGGACATCCTTTGCCCCGCGCCCTCGGCCGGGGACTTCGTCATGTCAGGAGAAAGCTCATGTCCCATCCATCCTCGATGGAGCTCGCCCAGTACGCGTACGCGGCGTACGGCGCCGCCACGCACTACCGCACCCACGACGGCCGGCAGATGCCGGAGTGGGAGGAGCTCGGCGACCGGATTCAGCAGGCGTGGGTCGCGGCGGCCGCCGCCGTCGCCCAGGTCGTCATCGAGCAGCCCGCCGAGTCCGCGGTTCGCAGCGAGCAGCCGACGCCGCAGCGGCCGAGCATCGGGCGGATCGTCCACTACACGCTGACCGAGCAGGACGCGGCGCAGATCAACCGGCTCCGCCAGGAGTACCAGAGCAGCGCCCGGCTCACGGGAACTGGCTTCGTGGGGCACGTCGGCAACCACGCCCAGGAGGGCGATGTGTACCCAGCGATGATCGTGCGGATCTTCGACCCAAGGTCGACGACGGCCAACCTGAAGGTGCTCCTCGACGGCAACGACGAGTTCTGGGCCACCTCGCGGCAGCTGGGTGACGGGCCGTCGTTCTGGGCATGGCCGGGGCGTGTGTGATGGCGCGCACGGGACCGCAGAAAATCCCCGGCGCCTCCCTGTCGTACTTCTACGGCGGCGGGGTGTTCTCCGGCTCCGACATGGAGGTCAACTGCGGCGTCGCGCACACCACCGAGGGCCGCACCGTACCCAGTTACGCTGACGCCTCCGGCCGCCGCGGCGCCATGGCTCCGACTGTGACCGGGCTGCCGGACTGCGCGGCGAAGCGGATCCGCTGGTATCAGCACTACGACGTCGACGAGTCCGCCCGCGCCCTCGCGAACAAGCTCGGCGGCGTGTCTACGAACACAGCGAACGTCTTCCAGATCGAGCTGGTCGGCACCTGCGACCCGAAGGCCCGCGACGCCTGGGTGCGTGCCGGCTTCCGGCAGAACGTCGACTTCATCTTCTGGCCTGAGGCCCCGGAGTGGGCGCTGGCGGAGGTGGCGTGGCTGGTGCGCTGGCTGCACGACGAGCACGGCATACCGCTCACGTGCGTGAAGGACTGGCTGGCGTACGGGGCCGACGCCCGGCGTCCTGGTGTCGTCCCCGCGTCGTACGGCGCGAGTCCGGCCCGCATGAGCCAAGACCAGTGGCGGGCCTTCAAGGGCTGGTGCGGTCACCAGCACGTACCCGAGAACGACCACGGCGACCCCGGGGCGATGGATTTCGCGCGCGTCATCGCGCTGGCCAAGGGCGCCGCCGCTGAGGAGGACGACATGCCGACCACCGACGAGATCGTGAAGGCCATCGCCACCAAGGACGGCCACTTCGGCGTCCCGGCCCGCTGGCGCGAGGCCAACCCGGCCAACGACAAGTGGAAGCTCGAGTCGGTCCTCGCCTACATCGGCGACCGGGTCATCGACGTCAGCGAGCAGGTCAAGGTGCTCGTCGCCCAGGGCGCGGCACGCGACGCCGTGCTGGCAAAGCTCATCGAAGGCGGCGGCCTGGACGCCGCAGAGATCCAGGCCGCGGCCGAGGCGGGCGCGCAGGCCGCCCTCGACAAGCTCGGCACCGCCCTGCAGGAGAAGGAGTAACTGCCCATGTTCACTCGCGCGTTCTGGAAGGCCACAGCCGAGCGGATGATCCGCACCTTCGCCCAGGCCGTCGTCGCGCTGCTCGGCGGGGACGGTCTCGGCCTGGTCGACATCGACTGGGACCAGGCGTTCTCGATCGGCGGCCTGGCCGCGGTCGCCGCACTGCTCACCGCGATCGTCACCAGCGGCGGCACGGAGGGACCAGGGGTCACCGAGACCGTGGCCCGCCCGAGCAACACGCACCGCCTCCCGTAAGGAGCCACCTTGGACGCCACCACCATCGGCAGCCTGCTCGTGGGCGTGGGCGCGGTCGTCGGCGGTCTGGTGGCGTACCTGGGGAAGCGCTCGGAGAACGCGTTGACCGGCTACAGCTCGCTGACGGACAACCTGCAGGAGGAGCGTGACCGGCTCGACGCGAAGGTGTCGGAGCTGAACGCGAAGCTCGCCGAGCAGTCATCTCTTCGCGCCGCGGACCAGGCCGAGATCACCCGGCTGCGCGCCCTCGTCATATCTCTCGGAGGCCAACCGTGACCCGCACCGAGCAGGCACTCGCCCGGCGGTGGCGTCCGATCGCTCTGCTGTTCTGGATGATCGCCCTGTCCGGAGCAGTGGTCATCATCTGGGCCCGGGTGGACGCCGAGGCGGCCCGCGCCAACGAGGCGGCCGCCGAGGCGAACCTACGCGGCAAAGCCGTGTCGACGCTGGCATCCGATGTGCGGGCGTTGCGGACGCAGGTGGAGTCCGAGGGTGGCAAGCCGGTGGCGCCTGATCCGTCGGAGGCGGTGAAGGATCTCGACGACCGCGCCCGGGTGCCGGTGCCCATCCCGGGCCCGGCGGGGCCGGCCGGTGAGAAGGGCGAGCCCGGGCAGCCGGGGGCGTCCGGGAGGCCCGGGCAGGACGGAGCGGACGGGGAGACGGGCGCGAAGGGCGAACCTGGCGGTGAGGGTCCGGCCGGCCCTGCAGGCCCTGCCGGACCAGCCGGTCCTGCGGGACCCGCCGGGCCGCCTGGTCCTCGAGGCGAGACCGGCCCTACCGGACCGGAGGGACCGGCCGGCGAGCAGGGTGAGCGTGGCCCCGCTGGGCCCTCGTGCCCGGAGGGGTACAGCCTGCAAGCCCCGGCGTGGGATGAGGACGCGCTGGTATGCCGTAAGGACGGTGCACCGGACGGCAGCGGCACCGAGCCGGGCTCGCCACTCGCGGCGGGCCTCGAGCCCCGACGACGGTACGCGTGAGCAACAGTGGCCCTCGCTCTCCTCCGGGAGAGCGAGGGCCACTGCGGTTTTTAGTGCGCTCCTCGAAGGAGGTGCGCCTTGTCAATTGACATCGAGGCTCGTGGTATCACCCAGCAGGGGGCGCATTTGAGAATCAGCGCACGCCCCCCAAATGCATCTCTCACCACCCGAGAGAGCTCCGTCACAGAGGCAGCATGCGCGAGAGGTGTCAACGGCACAGAGTGCCAATGGCCTGAATATCGGACACCGCGTCAGAAGCGGTTCGGTGGCTTGGAATCCAAGGCGACATAGCTGTTCCTGGGCACCCAGTGCCGATCGGCTATGACTCATGTTGTCGGCACCCTGTCGTAACCTGACTGGCGGAGCGCCTTCGAATCGAAGGCCAACGATTTATGCCCTCCGCAGGGGTGGAGTCCCTGCGAGGGCAGTGGATCAAGGAGTGATGCCTTGGATCGCCACAACGATAGCCACTGTTACTCATGGGTCAATACCAGTGAGTGGCCTTTCTTCTCGGAACCAGCCTGGTGACGGCGGCTCCCGCCCGGCGGCGTTTCGGTTCAGGCGAGCGTGCCGCCCTTTATCTGGCTGCTGATGGCCGCTGTCAACGATGCGGTGCCGTACTTCAGCCGGGCTGGCACAGCGACCACATCACGCCCTACTCGGCCGGGGGACCGACCGACGTCATCAATGGGCAGGCACTCTGCCCGTCGTGTAACCAGAGGAAAGGAACGCAGCAACCGATGCAGCTCCGTCAGTGGCAGCGCCGTGCCGTCGATGCCTTCTACGCCGCCAACAGCGACAACTTCCTTGTGTCGGCGACACCGGGCGCGGGCAAGACCAAGTTCTCCCTCTACCTCGCCCAGGAGCTCATGGCACAAGGCGCAGTGGAGCGCGTTGTCGTCGTCGCGCCGTCCGACAACCTGCGTGTTCAGTGGGCGGACGAGGCAGCGGCCGCGGGCCTGAAGCTCTTCCCCGTGCCTCCCGGCGATACCGACGGCTACAGCAAGGCCGGCTATGTCGGTTGTGTGGTCACCTACCAGCAACTGTTGGGCACCGGGGGGAGCCTGCTGCGGCACGCGCTCAGACGGCCCACCTTCGTCATCCTCGATGAGGTTCACCACGCGGGCGACAACAAGTCCTGGGGAGAAGCACTGCGGCAGGCCGTCGAGCCTGCTGTCCACCGGCTCTGCCTGACTGGCACGCCGTGGCGGCGCGACGCAACCTCTCCAATCCCCTTCGTGCGGTATGACGAGAACGGGACCGTGCTCGTCGACTACGCCTACGAGTACGGGACAGCGGTTGCCGATGGAGTCTGCCGGAGGATCGAGTTCCATGCGTACGACGGTGAAGCCCGCTGGACCGACCCTTCCCGAATGCGCCGGAGCGCAGGCGAGGAGAACGGCAAGTCAGGCATCAGCACCGAGGTGACAGCGAAGCTGGGCGCCAACATGGCGGAGGAGGATGTGTCGGCCGCCCTCGACACCGTCTACGAGCCCAAGTACGCCTGGATGCCTTCCATCCTCGCCCAAGCCGACGAGATGCTCAGCGAAGTACGCGAGGATGTGCCAGACGCTGCAGGCCTGGTCGTCGCCGAGCGGCAGTGGCTCGCCAAGGGTTACGCAGATCTGCTCGAGCAGATCACTGGGACCCGGCCACCTGTCGTCGTGTCCGACCCCCGGAACGACCCGGGCAGCCGCATCGCTAAGGCTCAGATCGACAACTTCCGCAAGGGAAGCAGCCGGTGGATCATCGCTGTGAAGATGATCTCTGAAGGGGTGGACATCCCTCGGCTGGCCGTCGGTGTCTATGCATCCAAGACTCAGACGCCGCTCTTCTACCGGCAGGTCGTCGGCCGGTTCGTCCGCACACGCCCCGACGAGGAGATCAACGCGCGCCTCCTCATTCCGGCAGTCCCGGAACTGATGCGGCACGCCCGGGAGATCGAAGAAGAGTTGCGCCATCAGCTGGAGATCGCGGCAGAGGAAGCAGAGAAGGCCGACCGAGAGAACGACGGGGCGTCCGGCCAAGGCATGCTCGACTTCCGCACCCCGCTGTCCGCGTCGGAATCCGTCTTCGACCGCGCCATCCTCAGCGGCGACGAAGTCTCGGCCGAGGAACTGGCAGCGGCTCAGGAACGTGCCCGCCAGTTGGGCATCCCCAAGATGTATGCGGCCAACCTCGTCCCCTTGCTCCGCGCCCAAGCTGCTCAGGGCGACGTCGTCACGGCCAGCGCTGAACAAGCACCAGCCCGCCGGACCGAAATTCCGCACTACCGCCGCGAGAAGCTCCTGAGGCAGGAAGTCGAGACCCTCGCCAGGAAGGCCTCGTACCGTCTTGGCCGCCCGCCGAAAGAGATCAATATCGAGCTCCTGCGCGCGGGTCACCCCAAGCGTTCCAAAGCGACCGTTGAGGAACTCGAGGCGATGCGCCGCACCCTCATTGGCTGGTTGGGCCAGTGACCACCGGGCTTCGCGCCAACGCCGCCCTCGTCGACGCACTTGGTTCAGCGCTCCGCGAGGGCGAGCACGGTCTGAAGACGGGACCCGCGTTGCTCGTACGCGTTCTCAGTGAAGAGTCATGGCGCTCATTCATCACTCAGCGAGGCGACCGCGTCCAGCATCAGCGCTTCGAGGAGTTCGTCACCGCACCACCATTGAAAGGGTTGGGTGCGTCGATGGACCTTGTCCGCAAGCTGATCGCGGACAACCCAGGCGCACTGGATCTCCTTGATCGCGCCGTCCAACAGCCACTCGGAATCAACCAGCACAAAGAGGGTTTGGATAATATACAAACCCTCGGTGCGCCATCGGGAACGTCCAAAGAGGCTGGTCTGCGCCGCCTGCGAAAGGACCGTCCGGACCTCCACGCCAAGGTGCTGGCTGGCCATCTCACTACACACGCCGCGATGGTGGCAGCGGGCTTCCGGAAGAGAACGGTCAGCGTCCCCGTCACCACGCCGGAGGACGCAGCTAGGGTGCTGCGCCGTAATCTCGAGCCAGAGGAGATCCAGGAGCTCGCCAGGCTCCTGACCGAAGAGTGACCGTCCAGCGACCCCGGTGAAACACGGCCCCTCGCCCTCCTCATCGGGAGGCCGAGGGGCCGCTTCGTCATGTCCGGGCCGTCACGCCTTGGGGTGCCGTACGGCCCTCTTCACTTCCTCCTCGACCTCGTTGCGGGGCCGGCCTTCCGTCTTGGCGTAGTCGGTGACGGCGGCGTGGGCGTCGCGGGCGAGGTCCCGCCAGGCGCGCCAGGCGGT